GGCGCGCTCCGCCTTGGCATACTCCGCCTCGGCCTCCAGGCGAGTTTCGATCAGAATCGACTTGGCTTCCTCGGTCTGCGGCACGATGCGCGGCGTCGGGTGCCAGTCCTCGAGGTTCCCCGTGCCGGGCCGGAAGTCTCCCCACCACTTGGCGATCTCGATCGCGCGCGCGGGCAACGGCAAGATGCGGGGCTCCCTGCCGGGAGAACGGCTGCCACACTCGAGGACGATCATGCGGGCGAAAAACCCATTGGTGAGCATTCGCTCCGAGAGCGCCTCATAATAGTGGTTTGGGATCGCCGTACCGAAGACCACCAAACAGGGTTGATCGATGGCCCCAGCTGCCTCCTTGCCGGCCTTGCGCCGCATCGGGAAGACCGAGTTCGAGGCCGAGTACATCGTCAGCATCGTCCCCATGATGTTCTCGTGACGCGCGTCTCTCGCCTTGTTGATCGACTGGAGCATCCCGTCGATTTCATCGGTCTGGAACAGCATGCAGGGTTCCAGGAAGAGGGAGTCCTGGAGACCTTCGCCAGAAGCGAACCGGCCGCCAACGTGACTTGAGAGGCCCGCCGCGTGCAGGATCTCGGTGTTGAGCTTGCGTGGGTGCTCCTTCCCGGCGGAGGAGTGCGCGAGGCCCAAGAGGTAGATGTTCGTGCGGTTGTCGCCGGGATCGCGGACCTTCCGCCCGGCGAGCGTGGCCTGGAGAGCGATAGCGCCGGCGAAGGCCATGGCCACGTTCGGGTAGGGCGCCGTCGCCAAGCAATGATCCATGACCTCGGAGACAAAACCGGGCACGCGGAGCAGTTTATCCGGCAACGGTCCGGGATCGGAGGCGGTCGGCGAAGCGTCCGCGATTGGAAGCTCGCGTTCTTGGTCCTGCGCCCAGTGATTCTCGGCCACGGCCACGGCGACCTGATCGGGCTCATACCGTGCGATGCTGCTAGCGATCCGCTCTACCTCGCGCGGCGGCAGAGGCGGCCGGCAGCGACCCGCGTTGACCCGTTCGAGCGCGCCGAGGATTTCTTGCCGGTTCATCCCGACCCGGCGCATGCTGCCTGCAAGACGCGCAAGAGCGGCGTTCCGCTGCCCGGCGGGGATGACGTTCCCATCAGCTTCGGGATCTGCGCCGCCTGCAGCGTGCCCCTCACTAGAATGCGACGCGGAATCCGCGGTGGTCCCAGGTGTGGACTCGTCGAACAGCGCTGGCGACCCGTTCAGCAGGCGCAAGAGCCACTCGGGCGGCTCGCGCAGGTCGCCTGCGGGAGTGTCCAGTTCGGATTCTTCCGCCCACTGGTAAGGCTTGCCACTCACCGTCGACGGCGGCACCACGATGTATCCGCCGTTGGCGCGCGTGTCGACCTTGGGTGCGACCTTCCCGGCCGTGCTGCTCAAGATCCTGCCTTTCGGCGCTCGGAAGATGTGGTGCCTACCGCCCCGCGGTGTGAGGGACATCGCGCCCCGCGCGAGGTCTAGGGCTTTCTCAGGATCCTCGGGCCACGGGTTGTCCGGCCCGTCGACGTCGATCACCAGGAGGCCCGTGGTCGGCATCCCGATGTTCGCGTTCGGATGGTCGGCCCACCACGCCTCGATCTGCTCTGCGTCGGCCGACGCGTCCTGGAATCCGTGCGGAGTGAGTGGCGCCTTCCCCCCGGGAACGCAGGGGAAGACGCGGTATCCAAGCTCCGCGTACCGCAGCGCAGCGTCGAGCAGCGTTCTCAAAACGGCAGGTCTCCTTCATCCGCGTAGGCGTAGACCTCCTCGCCAACGCCGTCATCCATGCCCGGCTCCCGCCACGCGGGCTTCGGTCCCAAGTCATAGCCGATGATCCGCGGGTACTCTTCGCCCACGACGCTGCGTACCGTGATCGAGCGCGTCTCGCAGAGCGCGCCCTCGCGAGCCAGCGCCTCCGCCTCCGCGGCCGATTCCGGCACCGGCGCCTCCGAGCGCCGGCGCCACCACGACTCCGCCTTGTGCCGGGCCCAGCCCGAATGCTCGAAGCAGATCCACTCGGACTGGTACTGGTGGAAGCCGATGCGGTACTCGACGCGCAGCGTCTTGGGCGCGTCGTCCGGGGCCCCGCGCTTGTGGTGAACGCTGTAGTAGACCGCGTCCACCGGGTAGACGGCGGTCGTCACCTCGCCCGAGAGGATCCCTTCGGTCGAGGCGGTCGCTTCGTGGCTTCGGCGCTCTCGCGGCGGGAACTCGTACCCGCAGTCGGGGCACACCGCATAACCTGCCGCGACGATGCTCCGACACTCGGGACACTGCTTGGCCGGCGCCTCCCCTTCGCCGCGGCCGTTGACCGCCTGGATCCGGATGGCGTCCACTGGTCCGTGGCGCAGGACGTTGCCGCCGAAGTCCAGGACCAGACAGTTCTCCTTGCTCTCGCAAAGGCGGAAGCCGCGTCCGACCATCTGGTAGTAGAGCCCGGGCGAGAGCGTCGGCCGGACCATCGCCACGCAGTCGATGTTCGGAGCGTCGAAGCCCATCGTCAGCACGTTGACGTTAACCAGGTACTTGATCGACCCGGCCTTGAAGTCGGCGAGCACCTGGTCGCGCTCCGCGTCGGCCGTCTCGCCGAACACCGTGGCGACCGGCTCGCCGGCCATCCGGCGCAGCACCGTGGCGACGTGCTCGCCGTGCCGGACCCCCGTGGTGAAGACGAGCACCGACCGCCGAGCCTGCGACTGCTCGACGATCTCACGGCAGGCCGATTCCACCAGCTCGTCGGTGTCCATCAGGTCCTCGGCCTCGCCGGCCACGAACTCCCCCGCGCGGACGTGCAAGCCCGAGGTGTCGATCGGTTTGGCGCTCCCCTTGGTGACCAGGGGGCAGAGGTAGCCCTGAACGATCAGTTCCTTCACACCGATCTCGTAGCAGATGTGATTCAGCACGTTCTGCGGCTCGCAGATCATCCCGCTCTTCATCCGGAAAGGCGTCGCGGTGAGCCCGATCACCCGCAGGTTCGGGTTGATCTTTCGCGCGTCCTCCAGAAACGTCCGGTACATGCCGTCGCCGTCCGGGGGGATCATGTGCGCCTCATCGATGATCACGAGATCGAAGGCGTCGAGCTCGCAGGCGCGCCGGAAGACCGACTGGATCCCCGCGATGATGATCGGATGCTCGGTGTCTCGGCTCTTGAGGCCGGCCGAGTAGATCCCCGTCTGCATCCACATCTCCGGGGCTACGACGTGAATCTTCTCCAAGGCCTGCTCGAGGAGCTCCTTCACGTGCGCCAGAATCAAGACGCGCCCGTTCCACCTGCCCACGGCGTCCCGGCATACAGTCGCCATGACCGGTGTCTTTCCCCCGCCGGTTGGGATCACCACACACGGGTTGTCGTCCCGCTCGCGGAGGTGCCGGTAGATCGCGGCAACCGCCTCCTCCTGATAACCCCTGAGCTCAAGCATCGCGAGCTTCCTGGATGCGGACGATGGTCCTTCCCTGTGCAACGCAGCCGCGGCGCTCGATGTCGAGCTTCACGATCTGGCTGTCGTCCTCGTAGAGCCCTCCGTGCTGGAGGGCATCGAGAAGAGCTTTCTGCACGTTGTCGATGTCGCGCCGGCGGCGGTCGGGCGGATAGACCTCGATCTCGATCCGCAAGGGTCCGCTCAGGCGGCGAATCCCCAAGCCTGCGAGCTGGGCGCAGACCCGTTCCCGGAACCGGCGTCCCTCGCGGCTGATCAGCGTCCTCGGCCCCACGCGGCGGTAGTAGTGGTTGACCGAGGGCGGGAACGGCAGCTCGAGCTCGATCATCGCCGGGACCAGGGAGGAGTGTTGGTCGTCTCCTGCGCTCGCGCGCCGTTCGCCGTCTCCTTCTTCGCGTAGCCCCGGATCTCATTCACGACGTCCCCGGTGTCGTCGCGCTTCTTGCACTTCACCGTGACCAGGAGCGGCAGGTTATGCAGCTCGATCGAGTCTTTCGGCTGCATCACCCCGACCGCTCGGCAGATCGCCGAGAGTTCGCCCTGCGCGATCTGCACCGCCTGCGCGTTCGGGTTGTCGAGGTTCAAGCGCGACCAGAGCATGCGGCCCTTGAAGGGCCCGTCGATCACCTGGAAGGTCAGCTCGAGGTAGTTGCCGCTTCCGCTCTTGGTCGACTTCATCTCCGAGTCGGTGATGATCGCGAGGTACTTCCCCGCCGGCAGCGGCTCGAAGTCGGTCGCGGGGTTCACGCTGTTGGCATCGAATCCGTTCAGGTTCGCCATGGTCACTTCGCTCCTTTGCTCTTCGCGCTCTGCGGCGAGCCGTTGAAACCGTTGGTCAGGTGCTGGGCGTAGGCGTCCCAGTCGAGTGGCATTTCTTCGGGAAGCGCGAGGCGGTTCTTCGCCACGTGGGCCGGGCGCTCGACCGTGCGCATGATCCGTTCGCCGGTGCCGATGCCCTGGCTGCGCTTGCGGTCGAAGCCCTCATCCGTCTGCTTGGTGTAGACCTTGAACGTGGCGAAGAGGACCTCGTCGCACCATTCCTGCAGCACCTGCGAGGCGAGCCGGTGCAGTCGCGGGACGTAGCGGTCGTAGCTCTCGGTCTCGGGGTTCTCGAAGCGCTCGATCCGGGCGTGGGCGATGAGGACGATCATCATGCCCTTGTCGTTGCGCAGCGCCGTCAGGCCCTCGAGGAACTCACGCCACTGGGTGAGGGAGAAGACGTAGCCCTTCGCGTAGCCGATGTCCTCGATGCTCTCGACGCTGCGCTTGCGGCACACTTCGGCCCAGATCTGGCGCTCCAGCCAGTCGAGCGAGTCGACCACCACGGTTCGAAACGGATGCTTCTCGGTGTAGAGTTCCGAGAGGGCCTGCATGGCCTGATCGAATGTCGCGGTGAGGGGGAACTTGTCGCACTCGATCTCGCCCAGGCCGTCCTCGGTCTGGATGAAGATCGGTTTGGGCGCGTGCGCGGCGAATGTCGACTTGCCGATGCCGTGCGTGCCGTAAAGCATCACGCGCCTCGGCGCCGGACTGCGCCCCGTAGTCACCTGTTCCAAGAGCTTCATCGAACGGTTCTCCTTTCGTTGTCCATGACAGGGGAGACGGGCGGGCCCAGGGAGTCCCGGCGCGCCGGGCAACACGCGCCACGCCATCCCGCCCGCTCCCCGCGGGTTCAGATCCAGTCGAAGACGCGGACGTCCTCGTAGCCCGTCGGCCAGTCATCGCGCTCGCGGCAGGTCTTGAGGCGCTCGATCGCCTCCTCGTTCTCCTTCCGCACGATCCCCAGCACCTGCTCGCCCATCCGCCACACGCCGGCGCGGAACGGTTCGCGTTTCTCCACCGCGATCAGGTGAACCGGCAGAACCAGTCCGATCACGCAGGCGAGGACCGCTCGGTAGAAGGCCATCTGGTGGGCGTACCCGAAGCTGCGCGCATCCATCTCCAACCAGTCCAGGTTGTCGCAGGTCTTCAG